AAAAAATATTTTAAACAACGTATTTACTTTAATAAAATTATTGTATTTTTATATATAAAGTAATTTAAACATTTAAATATGATATTTGAAAACTTAGGTAAAACACTTGATAATGAACAATCAATTAATGAAGCTGTAAAAAATAGCATTATCAATACACCATTTACAGGACAAAAACAACAAGGTAATATATCACGTATATTAACATCATTATCACATTATGGTATGAACTATAATGATAAGGTGATGAAAAATATGTGCGCATTACCTGCTGATAAGTTATTACAACCAAAAAGTGAACAAATGTTGCAACAATCCCTTTATGGGGATTTAATGAATAGTTGGAAATTAAAACCTGAAGAAGAAAAATCATTTTCTGAAAAGGCATTAAGTCAAAAACGAGATGTACTTCGTCGTATGGCAATGCAACCAGAACTTGAAGATATTCTTGATGTTATGACTAACGAAGCAGTTGTTACTGATGATGAAAATACTTATATATGTAAGCCATTTTTAGATAAGGCATTAATACAGGATTTGAATGAACAATCAGCTGCAGAAATAAATGATTCATTAGATACAGCGTTTTATAAAATATACATGTTATTAAATTGGAAACAAAAAGCATGGGATGATTTTAAACGTTGGCTAATTGATGGTGTATTATCATATGAAATTATTTATGATAATTTAGACCATCCACGTTCAATTATAGGAATTATTGCAATTGACCCAGTAACATTAACAAAGGAAGTTGTTGATGGTACAACATATTGGGTTCAGTTCAAAGGTCAAATATCGAGAGAAAGACGTATGCTTGATTCTCAAATAATATATATTAAATATGAAGATACAGGTGTAACAATGAGACAATCTTATCTTGAACGTTTAATACGACCATTTAATATATATCGTATTATTGAGCAAGCACAAGTTATATGGACGGTAACACAATCATCATTTAAGACAATGTTCACAATTCCCGTTGGTGGTATGTCTCGTGCAAAGGGTGCACAAACACTTCGTCAAGCAATGAACTCATATCGTGAAGATGTAAAATTTAATACAGATACCGGTGAATTAATGGTTAATGATTCAGTTAACTTGCCATTTAATCAAGAATATTGGATGCCTCAAAATGAACAAGGTACTCCAGATATTCAAACTGTAACAGATAATGGACCTCAGCTTAATGATTCAGAACAAATAAAATATTTTCAAGGTAAATTATATGCACAGTCAAAAATACCTAGTGCACGTTTCGATAAAGAAGCACAATCTGCATGGTTTGGAACTGATCCAACACAAGCACTTCGTGATGAAATTAATTTTACTCGTTTTGTAAATAAACTTCGTGATGTATTTGGTGAAATATTAGCAAAACCATTACGTATACAAGTATCATTATCTGTTCCTGATTTAAAAAACGATAAACGTATTTTATCAGCAATATCTCTTGATTTTAATTCATATAATCCATTTGAGGAAATGATGAATATTGAAATAATGAGTAAACGAATTGAATTTATCGGTAACATGGCACAATCAATCGTTATTACAGATGATGATGGCAATGAAACTCCATATTTTTCACCAAAATTCCTTGTAGAACGTTATTTAAAATTATCAACAGCTGATATGGAATTAAATGAAAAATATAAATTAGAAGAACAACTTGCAAAACAAGCAAAAGCACCTGAAGCGTCTGGTGGTTCATCAAGCGGCAATGCAGACGATACTGCAGAAGGCGGTGACGCTGATGAAGAAACAGACAATGGTGCAGAACCTGAAAATGGTGATGTAGATAAAGAAATGTTAGGTGAAGTTCAACCAGAATCATCAGCATCAACAGAAGCATAAAATAATAAATAATTATACACATGAAAAATTTAATAAATTACATCAGTGAATCCATTGATGGAAACAACGAATTAAAAGTTAATTGGCAATCACTAAATAATAATGAAATATTATATATGAAATTAATTCCATCAAAACGTTCTACATTAAAAACAGCATATTATAAAGGTACTATGCGACAAATTGTTGGATTGTTATATGGGATGGCATTACAATTTGGAGATCATATACCTAATAATTTAAAAGATTTACTTAAATATTATGAAGAATGTAGAAAAGCAATGAAAGGTTTCAGAGGAAAATTTGCTGTTTCAACACAAGCAGAATATGAGGACGCTGAAAAAAATATACAGCAAAAAGATTATTCAAAAAAATGGCAAAAATGTTTAAATAAAGAAACTTATTATCGTAAAATAGGTGATACACTAGGTTTAATACAGATATATAAATAATTATACACATGAAAAATTTATTAACATACATACAAGAATCTAATGAAATACAATTCGCTGATGCGTTTATAATGTGCAATAATGAATTGTTATTACTTAGACGTGCGAATTATATTAAAAAATATGGAGGTAAATGGTGTCTCCCTGGTGGACATATTGATAATACTGAATCTCCTGAATCATGTATTGTACGTGAAACAGAAGAAGAAACAGGTATACAATTAGGTCAAATAATGATGCGTTCACAGATATACACGTATGATGATGGAAATAAAACACAAGTATTTATAATTGGATTAAAAGATAAACCAGATATTACAATATCACGTGAACATGCTCAATATAAATGGGTAACATTCGATGAATTTAAAGCAAAATATTTTGCTAAATTTGTACCTGAACAAAATGATATTGTTGACGATATATATAAAAAATATATTCATACAGATTAAATATGGCAACTATTACAGGTGAAAACATAGAAATATATGAAGCTGTTGTAATTGATAATATAGATGCGAAAGCACTTGGCCGAATTAAATGTTGTATTGCATCAGAAATGGATTCAACGATAACTCCAAAAAATATATTACCATATATTAAACCATTATTTGGAGGCAATAATTTTTCTGTTCCTAAAAATGGTTCAAAGGTTTGGATATTTAAAAATACTAAAGCATTAGATGATTATCGTTATTGGCCTATGCCTGACCAAACAAATTCAATAAATGATTATATTGCGCAAAACAATAATGAAAATACTAAAGTTATTATGGCTAATGATAACGGATATAATAAAACATTATTAACATATGATGATACTCGTGGTTTTGTAATGCAAACAAACGTAGAATCAATATTTAACTTAAATCCTCAAGGAGGTTATTCATTGATTTCTGGAAATAGTCATTTTGTTGCTAAAAATAATCATTATGAAATAGGCGAAAACCCAACAGAACAAGCAGTATTAGGAAATAAACTAAAAGATTTATTAACAACATTATCTGAAGGTTTAAAAAATTTAAGTATAATTGCAGAAGGTAATCCATATACAACATCATTATCGCAACCGATATTTGATATAAGTAAACAAATAACAGATGCATTACATGATGTATTATCTGATAATATAACTATAGAATAATGGGAAAATATGTAACAAAAGCCAAACTAAAACAAATGTTAGGCGACAAATACGATATACTTGAAACAAATGCAATTGATTATGGAAGTGCATTTGTTTCTGGTAAAATAACTAATGTATTTAACGATGTTGATAATGGTTTACATATAAGTTCATTAGCGGCAGTTACAAGTTCTGGCTTATCAATAATAACTAATAGTAAACTTGAAACAGAAATGATAACGTCAATATCGAGCGCATTTACAACAAATATAGTGCAACAAGTTTCTGAAACAACCAGTAATTTGTTAACAAATAAAATTGTTGGATTAATACCAACAACAAGTGAAATGACGTCTTATATAAATTATTATTATCATCAAAATTTAAAAAGTGTTTTAGATATATTAAAAGAAGAAGGTATTGGAACAGAAAATATTGGGGACTATAATATAACAGCACAACAAAAAAATGTGCAGAAAACTTCAATAAATAAGTTAAAAACAAATATTTCACAAATTGAAAGTAAAGCAAAAACAGTTAACGATTCCATTACAGATGTAGGAGGTAAAATTATACAATATGTTGGTGCTGGACCAGAATGGGTTGCAAATCAATTAGACAATATTACAGCTAATTCAGTTAAAAAAGTATATGATATTATTAATGAAGGAGCAAAACCTATTCAGAAAAAACGGGAACATATTATAAAAAATATTGCCGAATCAACGGGTAAGACATTAGCTGTAAAACAAAATAATTTAACTCGTAAAACAATCCATAAACAACTTGGGACACAACAAGAGGTTATTGCTAAAACAACTATAAAAGCAAAAATACAAATACAAAAAGCTAAAATTAAAGTATTAGCTTTAATTGGAATGCACTAATTTAATATGGCTAAAAAACATACAAAGAACGATGAAGAAGAGGAATGGGTATATGACCCCGTCAAAGAAATTGTAGGAAATAAAGCAGCAGAAAAGGTTATATGGTCTACAAAGTCATTGGAATTAGCTGTTGCTGGTATTAAAAAAGGTATGCCATTAAAAGCCAATCCATTTTGTGGAAAAAATACTAAGCTTTTAAAACCTAATTTAGTTTACAAACGAACAAAAGAAGAAATAGATGATTATATTAAATGCATGCAAGACCCTATTTATTTTGCATCATTGTGTTATCTAATGACTCCTAAAGGCTTAAAACCATGTGTATTGAGAGATTATCAGGTTGAATATTTAAAACATCTTAAAGAACATAGATTTTCAACATTTTTGAGTTGTAGACAATCTGGTAAATCCTGTCTGTCAACATCTAAATAAACATTACTCATACCTTTTAACATTTATGAGTTATATAAAAAAGTAAATTATAATAATGAGAAACAAACTGTTAGGTTTTATAAAAAATTAATTAATATGATAGAAAAATATGAATATAATATCTATGAAAATTCTATTATAATAACAATACCGGCGTATGAATTGTTTAATTGTTTCAATAATTCAATCATATGGAAAATCAGGTATATGATTTATAACGCAATAGTAAAAATAGAAAGTAATGAAAAAGGCAAATGATGAAAGTCCAAGACATTTTGAATATTATAAGAAGCAAAATAAAAATTGGACAGTTGAACAATGCGAACAAGCAGCAATTAATTTTAGAAAATCAACAAATTGGCAAAATATTGAATATTACAAAAAACAACATCCTGAATTAAGTGATGTTGAATGCGAACAATTACGACTTGATGCAATTAGTAATAAAAAGCGAAACAATATGTTAAATATTGAATATTGGGAATTTAATTATAGTGATAAAACTCCTGAAGAAATAAAGGAAATGCATTATAATTATGTAAAGGGTAAAAATTTTCAATGTATTGAATATTATAGAGATAAATTTCCGGGGCACACAGAAGATGAATATGAAAGTATGTTGGCTGAAGCTAAAAAATCATATTTAGCAAAACGCCCAGATAATTCAGGTGAAAATAATCCAGCATATCATACAAAAACAAC